AGCCGGTCATGTACAGGGCTGAATGCCTCGGCTACAGCAGGCACGTCTTCATCCTGGAAGACCCGTGCATTGTTCTCATCGAGCAAAGCACGTACCAGGACGAACGCGTACAGCGGGGAGGATTGAATCTCTACCCGCGGCTCCTCCGGCGGCTGGTCTTCACTTTCGGACGCGGCGGATTGAGGAGGTAGCCCGGCGTCCTGGCGGGCTTCCGCAACCGCCAACGCAGCGCGGCGTCGGTACTCGACCCAATCGCCAGCGCTCAATGCCCTGACCACGACTTGAGCACCCTCCCATTCATCGATGGTCAGGCGCTCATGCTTGAAGTTGCGCATCGGATCCAGCGCCATCGAGCGCAGATCCACCCCGGCGGCGATTTTTGCGCGGGCCATTACGGCACCACCGGCAGATCGAAGGATACGGCGCCGGTGATGCGCACGTTGAATGTGCCGTTAACGGTGCCGTTTGGCGCGGCGTCCCAAGTGAACTGCGTTACCAGTCCCAGGAAGCTCGAAGAAGATCCGTCCTTGAACAGCGACTTGAAGGCGCGCGGCTCACCATCATCACGAGCAGTGCGCAGCACGGTCTGCGCTTCATCGTCGGCCTTCCAATTGCCGGACATGCTGAATGTGCCGTTGTCGGCCAGGCCTACGGTGAACTCTTTCGCCTCACTGGCGAGCACCGTGACCTCGATCTCGTCCGACTGACCGCCCTGGAACTGCGGCTGCTTGATCGTTACGGACAGATCGGCCCATTCAATGCCGACTGCTTTTGGGTCGAGCGTGGTTTCTTTGGAAACGCTGAGAGCCGTGCCCTGCGTCTTGACGAACTTCGCTTTCGTTGGGTTTTGAGCGGCCATGTGGCCTCCTATGGTTGCAGGGTGTATTCCCAGCTCACGCTGAAAAGTTTGGTGTCGTTTTCGAATTCGTCAGGCAGGCGGTCAGCGCTGCCTGTAGTGAAGTCAGCGCCATCTGCGGTCATGGCCGCGAACGCCTCGCCAGCCAGCGTCAGTGCCTGGAGAAAGCTTTCGCCCCAAGCATCAAGCTGTATCGTCAGATCGCTGGAACCGTCCCAGCCAGCGAGCGTGAAACCTGCGCCACCGCTGACCGTTTGAATGACCAAGCGCGGCTGGGCGGCATCCTCCGGCGCAACGCCGAAGTACACTCGCCCGTCGACCAGAGGCGAAAGCCTGTCGATGAGGGATTTCTCAATCATTGGGGTTACCGGGTGATGGCGTTGTCGATGCCTTCGGCCAGCTTGTCAGCAACGGCCTTCTCGATCTCAGGCAGGCTTCCGTCCCATGCGGGGCGAATGAATGGATGGGCCTGCATCTTCGACGTGCCCAGCTCCAGAAACTTCCAGTAGAAAGGCGCGTCGTAATCCGTTTTTGACGTGCGCCCCTTTTTGCCTGGTCGCTTGAGCGCCTTGGCCTGCTTGCCTGTGGGGTTCTTCACGCGAATGCCAGCAGTTGCGCCACCAGGTGTATCTGCCTGCTTGAGCCGAACAGCGATGATGTTCTTCTTCAGCTTGCCTGTACGAACAGGAACCTTGTTCTTGGCCTCATCCCTGGCCACCCGCGCGCCTGCGATAACAGCATCACGAACGATCTTATTGCCGGCAGCCTTGGCCAGGCTCTCGAAGTCCGCCTGCAACTCACCAAGCCCCAGCACAGTAAGCGATCCATTACTCATTTTGGCTTCACCGTTTTGCACATGAGTTTCAGCATGTCCCGCTGGTTGGTAGCCAGCGGCGCGACGATTTCGTAAGTGATGCCGTCGTGCACCAGGTGCTGGCCCGCCACCACGTCCTTGCGGTAGCGGATGTTGATCTCGGCAGTGACCGTGACCTGCATCTGTGACGCGGCCTCGTACATGCGGCCGGAAGGAATGTTGATTTCCGCCCAGAGCTTTCCGAGATCACCCCAGACTTTCGAGGGCTGACCGAGCGCGTCTTTGCCATCGATGTAACCGCGGCGCATGCAGCGATGACGCATTGGGCCAGCTCTCATCAGTAGCGCTTCCTGTACATGAGTAGCCGCTCAACAGCCAGCGGCACTGTGGTTGAGATGGTCCCTAGCGCTACGGCTTCGCGGTTGGCATACCAATGGCCAACCAGAAGCAGAATGGCCTGCTCAACATCCGGAGTGAGCCCCATTTGCTCGGGCTCAACCGGCGCCGTTTCGACCAATTCTCTATCGCAATGCATGGCCACGTGGGACTTGGCCGCCTCAAAGTAACCGGTGACCAGCGAGTCTTCCTCATCACCGTCCACTCGCAAGTGATGCTTCACGCGGGCCAGGTCGATCATTTACTTGGTCTCGTTTGGCTTGGACTGCTTGTTGGCTTTGGGAGTGGTGCCATCCTCAAGCGCGGCCAACCCTTTACCGATCAATTGATGACCGTATTCTTCGTCTTCCAGATCGAGAACCTGGCCGGCAGAAACGCGGCCGTTTTGGACCTTCACCTTTTCGGGGTCGCCTTCGAATCCCCAAAGAACTTTAACCTTCATGGTTTCCACCTGATAAATGGTTGGGGCCCGAAGGCCCCGGGATATTGGGAGAATTAAGCGATGAAGTTGAAGCGACCTTTGACGAAAGCGTACTTCTTGCGCACAGCCAGACCGAGACGTTCTTCCACCAGGATGGCGCGCTGGTTCTTGATGAAGTCGTCATTGATCATGCCGACCTTGATGGTGAAGCCCATGCGGTCGTAGATCCGCGCGCCCTGCTGGAACGAGCCGGTCAGGAACTCGCCGCCGGTGGTGGCGCCGTCGCCTTCGTCCATGCTGTCGGAAGCAACGATTGGGCGACCCCACAGGACTGGGGTTACCAAGCCCTGCAGGTTGGCGAACAGATAGCGGTTCTCGCCGTCCTTTTGAAGCTCGATGTTCATCCAGTCAAGATCGGACATGATCACGGCATCGGCGGGCAACTTCGACTGCTTGCGGGCCTGGTAGATCGCACGACGCACGGTGTCGATAGCCGTGTCAGTGGCCTTGCTCAGATCAGGGTCAAAGACGGTCGCCTGAGTCATGATGCCGTTCAGGTTGTTGCCGGTACCATCGCCCTTCAGCAGTTGGCCCTCACGCTTCAGTTCGAGGTCGAAGCGCAGCAATTCCTGAATGTAGCTGTAGAGCTGCGGAACGTCGTCGAGCGCTTCGTCGGTCACCGGCATCCATACAGCGATCTTCTTGATGGTGTCGGTGACCTGTTCGAAGGTCACGTTGCTGGTTGGCTTGGCGCCACCTTCCGGCACCATGCCGGCGCCCAGCGTATGCAGCAATTCGCGGTAGTAGGTGAAGGCCTGACCAGTTACTGGAGTGGTCGGGATCAGGTCACGAATCAGCAAGTTCTGGCGCGGAGCGCCTTGGATCACCGGATCGTACTGCGGCGCAACAAGGCCAGCACTGGTGACCTTGACCTCGGCCATGCTGGCCATATCAGACTTGGTGATTTCGATTTCGGCGGAGCTCTGAGTCTTCTTGGTCAGGGCCTGGTAGTTGTCGTTGCCCTTAACAAAGTCGATGAAGCTTTTCTTTTCCGGGTTCTGGTTGCGCAGCTTGATGCCCTTTTCTTCGAGCTTCTGCACCTGCTCGATGACACGCTCGATCTCACCTTTTTGGTTTTCGATCTGAGACTTCATCTCGGCGGTGACGGTGTTGCCTTTCTGCAGCTCATCGGCAACAGCGTCGTACTTCTTCTGCAAGCCGCCGAAACCTTCTTTCAGCTGGTTTTCGAGCGAGCTTTTTACTTCCTGGATTGGATCGGTCATGGCGACACCTTAAAAAATTGGTCAAATGTGTGTGAGAGTTTTTTCAGCTCTTCCACGGTCGCCGTGGCCTCAGTCTCACCATCGCGGTGAACTGCGGAGTAGCCGAGCGAGGCGACCGCTGCCGCCTCCTTTTGGGAGAGCCCCATGCGGTCGCGCAGGGCCTTCTCAAAAATTCTGATATCCGACTTCACGTCGGTTACTTGTGCAGCCGGATTCATTCCGAACGGCACCAGGGATGCCTCCCAGAGCTCCGCCTGTTTGATGATTCGCACGCTTCGACCTTCGCGTTCTTCGTAGGCCGCCAAGATCGTGTTAAAGCCAATAGACATGCTGTCGAGCGTGCCTTCCTTCATCAGCTCATAGGCGTCACGGGCGTAACTCACCGCTAAGTTGACCTTGCCCTTGATGTAGAGGCCGTGGTCGTCCTGGTTGAATTCGGCAGAGCCAACAAGCCGCGTCAAGTCATGGAACAGGGCCAGCTTCAAACGGCCCGCTCGCGTGGTCTTCACTTTGGTGAATGCACCGGGAAGGATCACGTCATCGCACAGGTCGATGTTGTTGAACACTGCGGCGTAGCCCTCGAAGTTGCCGAGCTCATCGCTGGCCTTCACCTCAAAGGGAACCTCAATCTTGCTTAGCATTGGTCTGCATCTCCCACCGGGTGACCCGGTCGTATTCTTCGCCAGCAAGGCGGGGCTCGTTTTCTTTCTCGCGGACGGCGTTGATACTTAACCAGCCAGAGCCACCAGAACCGCCAAGCGCAGCCTTGTAATAGGCCGCCCGGCCCGCGCTATCCGCACGCAGCAAACCCTCCACAATAAACTCCACAAACTGTGGTTTATCGCGGAAGAGCTTGTCGTTGATTTCATCCTCGATCGCGTCGAGGTAGGGCTTGAGCCCGAATGTCACGTACCCGCTGGTTTGCTGCTCCAGGTTCGAACCCATGATTGAGGTCTTGCCTGCGCGGTTGGCCAGGTACAGTGGTACGCCGTAGCAACCGGCAATAGCCTCTTCCTGGAACTGTTGTGACTCAATGAACTGGCTGTCCTTCTGGCTCAGGCCGGCGGGTACGATCTTAGGCCCTCCCTGCAAAATCCCCATTGATCCGATGTCATTGACGTCGCCCTTCCGGACGTCGGGGAACTTCGCCATGATTTGTTCCTGCTGAGCCTTTGTCAGGAACTGGTCATAGATGACATAGCCACCAGTAAAGCCGCCCTTGCGCATGAACATCGCCGACCAGTTCTGCGCGGTCTTGGCGAGGCCCATAGACTCAGCCTGGTACTCAACCGGTGACAGTCCGTTGATGCCGTCCATGCTGAACAGCTTGAAGTGCAGCATGTTTTCCGGGGATACCGGGAATCGCTTGCCTCCAATTGTGACCCAGTAGATCAAGTCATCAGAGGTGTCGACTTCGACGTTGTCAGCGCTAACAGGGATGAAACCGATCCAATCACCGTTATCAGCACGCTCAATGATGCTGTACGCATTCCCTCGTAGCGCCATGTTCACCACGGCACACTTAAGGAAGTTGAGTTTGGTCATGTAAGGGTTGGGCTTTCTCAAAACCCTGGCCTGACGCGATTTGGTATCGGCCAGCACCCTGCCAGACGGCGTGTCTTCAAATATCTTCAGCGGCAGGCCGGCGGCGGACTCGCTCAGGATCTTCACGCAAGCCCACACAATAGGAATCGTGATCGCCGCCTTCGCAGTGATTTTCACGCCAGACTTCGTCCGCTTCCCGCCGGCGACCATGTCGACCTCAACATAGTCGCCAGTCGCCGGATCGGTGTAGCCGAACATGCGCCATGACAGCGGGTTGTACCAACGAGATGCCATATTCAGCCTATGAGTTCGAGCCGATAAGTCCGAAGAACCCATCAGCCAGGTAATTGTCGAGGCCGCTCTGGGCCTGGGGGTTGAGCGAGAGCAGCGAGATAGCGTTAAAGGCCGCCATCAAGGGGTCGATCTTCGCCAGGCCCGACGCCTGCTTAGTGATCAGGATCGCGTTGCCGGCTGGCACCACCCGGGCGTTGCCGCAACACCAAGCCATCATTGGTTGTC